CCGGAATCTAAGGCAGCAGAACCCCGGCCAGTAGATACGTCCAGTTCTACTGGCTATATGGACTTTGGCGAGATTGTAGTGGATTTCACTACTTACCAGGATAATTTGATGGTTGCCTGTGAGCATTCCGTTTGGGAGATGAATCAGGGCGATGACGGATATTTTACGAAACGTCTTGTTGCGAGATTCTGATGAGCCTCAACCTTGACAATGCCTGAAATGCGAGAGGCTATGAAAGGATTCACGAAACGCGCCGAGCGTCGTATCAGGAGAAAGAAATGACACTAACAAAACGCGAACAGAAGGTTTTTGAGGATATGTTTTGGGATATATCAGACATTCACCTTGACGATATATTTATGGACAAGTTGGCGGACTTGATATTCGAGATGACGGGTAATGTTAATTTGCGGATGCGGTTGTTTGGGATTGCCCAAAAGTTATCAACGGGGAAGCAGCATGAACCAGAACCTTGACAATGCCCGCCACGGCTTACAGGAGGCTCGTACAGCGATATTCCTGGAAACGGGCAATAGTTTGAACACTATTGAGCAGGAAGAGGCTCTTGAGGCTATGGGCGTACTTATAAACGAAGTCGAGGCGATGATAAATACTTATGGACCTTGAGCAGAAAAATCGCGATTTAATGCAGGTTGATCCCGGCTATTGGGCGTGGAAGTGTCCGATTAAGTTACAGGCCGGTCCCTTTACGTTTATCGGCCGGGAGTATCAGGTTGAGCCGATGAGTTCTCGTTCTCGCAGGGTATGTTACTTGAAAGCCGCCCAGAGTTTTGGTGCTACCGAAATGGAGGTTCTGAAAGATTTACATGGTATGATAATGGGCTTCTACCTTCTTGGCGTTGCCCATATCTTTCCCACGAACGATGAGGTTGGCGAGTTTAGCAAATCCAGATTCAAGCCGTTGATATCGAATAATAAGACTTTTATCGGTAAGTACGTGAAGGACCAGAGAGGCGGGACGGACACAACTTCATTAAAAAAGGTCCGAGATGCTTTTCTGTTCCTTCGCGGTGCACGATTGAGCCAGAAGATAGGTGATTCTACGGAGAGTACATCGTCCAAGACGGCTGGCTTTTCTGTCGATAAGTGTGTGTTCGACGAAGTGGATTACATGGATACTGACGTTATCGAGAAGTACAAAGGCAGGATGGGCGATAGCCCGCACAAGCATGAGGTCTATCTTGGCAATCCGTCTCACGAAGATTTCGGGATTGATCTTATCTTCAAGCAGTCCGACCAGCGGTATTGGTTCCGGAAATGCGGTTGCGGCCAGTGGACTTGTGCGGAGAAGAGCTTCCCAGGTTGTGTAAAGATTCGTTCCGACGGGACAGGTTATATTGGCTGTGATAAGTGCGGTAAGGAAGTCCCTATGTGGCCCGGCGAAGGGTTGGCGGAATGGGTTCCTGAATTTCCTGCTAAGTCCAATTTCATGCACGGGTATATGGCTTCGCAGTTAATGAGTCCCCGCAATGACCCTGCCGAGATACTTGAAGATTTCGTTAATCCTCCCTACGGCAATCTGGCAGATGTGTATAGGCTCCGGTTGGGCAGACCATATTCCAACAGAGACGAGAAATTAAGGAAGAGTGAAGTACTCGCCTGTTGTGGCCCTGACTCACCCGCTGCTTCGCACAGCGGCCCGTGCGCAATGGGTGTGGACGTGGGCAAAACCAAGCATGTTGTCATCGGAATTAAGATGGCCAAGGACAGGTACAAGATAGTGCGGGCTTGTAAGGTTAAGAGTTTTCAGGATATCCACGACTTGTCGCGTAGATATAATGTCAAGAGTACTGTCATTGATATCCGCCCCTACGAAGATGAGGCGAGAGCGTACCAGAAAGGACACAAACCGACATTTCTCTGTGAGTATAGCGATACGCAGATAGTTGAATCGGCTTTTAACGATAATACCGGCGTAGTCAAAGCTCACAGGACGGGCATTTTCGATCAGACCCACAGGTTGATTCGGGATGGGGCCGTTACGTTACCGTGCCAGTGCCCTGAGACGGAAGAGTTCGCAAGGCAGTGCTGTAATACGGCGAAGTTTGAAGAGAAGGATAAGCGAAAAGGAACTTTGGTTTACCGCTACCGGCCTACTGGTGACCGTCAGGAGCATTTCAGGAATGCATTGAACTACTTTGTGCTGGCCGCAACCGGACATAGGCTGCCGAAGGCCCAAGCGTATAGGCAAAAACGTCAATTAAATGCACAGATAAGGGTATAATCATGGGCGGTCTCTTGGATAAGCCGAAAGCAATTAAAGCACCACCTGTTCCACCGTTGCCTCCCATTCCAACCGTAGGCGAAGAGGTCGGCGAACAAGCAAGGCGTAAGCGACCTCGTGGCAGGCGTGCGGCGTTCCTGACGGGGAATTTGATTCCGACGAATCAGGGTTTGAAGACGGAGCTTGCATAATGGCAGATGATAAAGCCGTAGAACTAATCACATTATTCGATAAAGAATGGGGTATGGATGGCAACTTCAGGAGTATTTATCAGGAAGTTGCAGATGTCATGTTCCCTCGCGAAAGCGATATAACTGTAACGCGAGCAGAAGGCGACGTTAAAGGAAGGCATATTGTCGATACGACAGGGATGACGGCTTCTATTGACATGGCGGCCGGCCTTTCCATCAATCTGTTTCCTCCGGGTGATAAGTTTTATAATGTTCGTATGGCGGACGATGCACTAAACGAGATTCCTGCGGTAAAACGGAAACTTGCCGAGATAACTGAAATATCACATGAAAAAAGAGCCAACTCCAATTTCATGTTACAGGCTAACGAGACCTTGCGTTCCCTCGGCACGTTCGGAACAGGGAATATGTTCTCTGAATGGGTTCCCGGTGTCGGGTTGAATTACAAAGACTACGATATTGGTATGTATACGTTCTTGGAGAACGCGCAGGGCCTTGTAGATACGATGTTGATACAGTTTCCATTTACTGCTAAGCAGGCGTTCCAGAAATGGGGTAAGGATGCAGGCGAAACGGCTATCGAGAAAGCGGAAGACCCACAGAAGCGCGGCGAGAAGTTCTTGTTTGTCTGGGTAGTAAGGCCGAGGGACTTGGCAAAGCAGATCGGCGACGAGGCTACCGCTATGCCATTCGAGTCATTCTTCGTTTCCCGAACGGATAAGAAAATAGTGGAAGAAAGTGGTTTCCCGGAGTTTCCGTTCCAAGTCCCCCGATGGACGAAATCATCAAACGAGAAATGGGGCAGGGGCGTTGGTACATTTGCGATTGGGGTCGTTAATGGTTTACAGACAGAGAAGCGCGACTTGATTGAGTGCGGTAATCTTCACAATAATCCACCAAAGGAGGTATTGGAATCGTTTGAAGGCGAGGTAAGGGTGTCTCCGGGCGACTTGAATTTTGTTTCCGTGATGGGTTCTATAAAAGCCATCGAACAGCAGGCTCTTGGTAACTTTGTGATTACCAAAGATATAATCGAAATGGACCAGCAGACTGTCCGTAAGATGTTTTTCAACGATGCCTTCAACCAACTCGAACAACTCAAAGGCGATAGAAGAAATGAACTGGAAATCAGATCGAGATTAGCTGAGGGACTGAGGAAATTGGTAATGCCCGTTGGCAGAATACAAACTGAATGGCTGACAGGGTTGGTTACAAGAGATATTATGTTGCTTCAGAGGAATGGCGAACTTGGCGAATTACCTCCCGAAATGCAGGACAAAGAGTTCAAGATAGAATACGTTGGCAGGTTAGCCCTTGAGTTGCAAGCTGCCCAGTCGATGGGTTGGTTAAGGTGGGTACAGGAAGGTGCTGAAATAGAGGCGGTTATTCCCGGTACTTTGGACAACGTAGATATAGACGGCGGCTACAAACGGAGAGGTGTTACGCTTGGCGTGAGTATAGATGATATGGCGTCTGAGGACGAAGTTGAAGCCAAACGTGCAAATCGTGCCTTGGAAAAACAGCAGGCACTGGAATTGCAAATAGCCCAAATGGCAGGACAGGCTTACCAGAGTGCTACCAAGGCACCGGAATCGGGTAGTCCGGCAGAAGCATTAGTAGGAGCAGCATAATGACTTGGAGAGAAGAAGCGAAGAGACTTAATATTCCATTATGGCACAGAAAGAAAGTAGATGTACTCCGCGATATCGAAGCCACGAAAACAAAATGCAAGGACATCAAGATAACAGTACGGCCAGAAGAGGCAACGGAAATATGCAGGAAGGCATTGTTCGAGCATGTGTCCGGGTTAGGCATGGAGAACATAACTTGTGAAAAATGGTTCGTAAACTGTAAACGGAAAGGCATCGTATTTAAGGGACAAAAAACCGACGATGAATAAGCCGGCAGAAGAAGACATACAGAGACGACAGCAGGAAAAGAAGGCGACAATAGCAGCGTTTCACGAACTGTTCGCCCAGAGAAGTGCCGAACTGGTATTGAAGAACTTGAGCAAAGAATGTTATGAAAATGAATTGACTTTTGTTAAGGGCGATCCGTCGGGGTCTGCGTTTAATAGTGGGAAAAGATATGTCATTCTGCACATTAGAAGGTTGATGGCGAAAAAGTTAGATACAGATAAACAGGAGAAAGCAGTATTATGAGCGAAGAAACTACCGAGACTACGGAAACAACAACTACCGAAACGACTGACACTGCGCCACAGTCGTTTATTGACGGCGAAGGGAATTTCAAAGAAGGATGGGAAGGCGCCTATCTGACAGAGGACCAACGAGGTCACGCAAGAGTTGCCGGTGGCCGAGTAAAGAGCGTGCAGGGTATGCTGGCTACCATAATCAATTCGGACAAGATGATTGACGGCGAGACGATACGTAAGCCATCGGACAATTTTGGCGACGCGGACTGGGACGCCTATCATACTGCCGGAGGATGGACGAATCAACCAATAGAAATTGCGGCCCCGGAAGGATTGCCCGAAGGGTTGTGGAGCGACGACAGAGCGAAAAGGTATTCGGATAAGTTTAACGAACTCAGGTTTAATCCGAAACAGGTTGCCGGTATAATGGAATTTTATCACGCCGACCTTGCGCAGCAGATTACGGACTCAACTAATAACCAGAATACCGCTGTGGCAGAATTGAAAGCTGCTCTGCTTGCAGAGAAGGGCAATGCCTTTACTCAGTTTGAACATAATGGGAATCTGGCAATAGAAAAAGGAACTCAAGGCGATGCCGATTTCAAGGCAAGGGTAGTCGCTAAATATGGAACAGACCCCGACCTTGTACGATTGCTTGGGAATCTGGGCAGCCGTTTTAACGAATCTGGTTTCGTGCCGAAAGCGGAACAGGCTGCTACGCCCGATGATGTACAAGACAAGATAAACGCCATAATGAACTCCGATGCGTTTATGAAACCGATGCACCCGGAACACGCATCAACAATGAAAAAACTAAGGCAATTGCATGACGAGAAAGTAAAAGTCAGGTTACCCGCATAGCGAGCCTGAACATCTTTGGTGGGATACCCTCGCAAGAGAGCCCAGAGATGACAGTGATTCTGTCCGCCTAACCAGCGATAAGGCAGGAAAGAGCCGTTAGGTTACCCTTTCCGATTAAGAGTCAATTTAATTAGAAAGGGATTAACATGAGCAGAATTTTAAGCGCGGGAATACCGGAGGGTTTTGTCGATCAGTTTGACAATACTCTCTATCACCTCCTGCAACAGTCGGAATCAAAGTTCCAGCAGGGAGTTGACATCAAACCTATCATAAACGCCGAAGATAAGGCGTTCGATGCGATAGGTCGGTTGTCGCTAACTGAAAAAACGGAACGTAACCCACAAACGCCAATCGAAGACATCACCACTGAGAGACGTTGGGTAAACACCACGCCATTCCATCAGGCTGTACTTATTGACAAGGACGATGACCTAAACAGGGTTGTTGAGCCTACGTCTGATATTATGGTGGAATTTGTCAATGCTGTGAACCGGAAAAAGGACGATATTATCCTTGCCTCTATCGACGGGGCTGTGGTTTCCGGCAGAACGTCCAAGGGCGGCACTACGATTACATGGGCATCTCAGGATGGCGATGTAAAGTACACCGGCAAAGATACCGGCCGCACCATTGCGTTCGATACAGCAGTTGGCAACGCAAGTGCAGCCGATACGGGCATGACCATCGAAAAGACGGAGCTCGTCAGAGAGTATTTCGCTTTTCTTGATGCTGATGAGAATACCCCGATATGGGGTGCTATTAGCCCGCGTCAAGCCACAAACTTTTTCGGTCAGAATGAATACGTCAATAACGACTTCAGTAACGGTAAGCCGCTTACAACTGGTCGCATCATTCCCAACTGGCACGGTATTAACTGGATTGTATCCACGAAGATTGTTGCCGGTACGAATAATGATGTTGATGGCGATACAAACGTTGTTCGTTGCCCGTTCTGGTTGCAGAGTGGTCTTATTCTTGGTGTACAGGACATGATTTCTACCGAAATCAGTATCGAAAGTACTTTGTCTTACTCGAAGCAGATTTATGTTCACATGAACATGGGTGCAATGAGACGGGACGAAGATCGTGTTGTATACGTTGAAGCAGTAGCGTAAATATTAACGGGTCGGCGGTTAATTAGTATGCCGGTTAAGACCTAAAACTTTTAAGGAGTTACAAATGAGTCATGATAATTATAATCACAGTTTCAGAAGAAGTCGGATGCAGGAACCTGCGCAGATGACGGCACTGGCAGATATCTGGACGCCTACAGTAGACCAGAAGCACATGCTGGGCGCAGTTTACGAGACCGACCAAGGCGAAAGGTATAAGTATTGCAAGGCTGATTCTACTCAGATAGCCAAGGCTGTACTTATCCAGTCATCCGCGCCAGATGCACAGCAAAAGGCTTCTACTCAAACAGCGTTTGGCGCAAGTGCTGGCGACAAGAAGTTTAATGCTCTATTCACAACTGGTTCAGGTATCAGTGATGGCGACCTTGTTGACGGGTACTTGCTTGTGAGTGATGGTGGCGCTGCCATGGGTGACCTATACACCATCAAGACCCACAAATTCACGACTACCGATACTGTTATGAGTATTGAGATAGCCGATGCTGGCGGACTTAGAACTGCTATTGCTGCGACGGACGACTTGACAATATGGAAAAATCAGTGTCGAGACGTTATTGTTAAACCGGCAGTTCTCACCGCAGCAATAATTGGCGTAACGCTGACGATTATTCCTGCGAGTTTCTACTTCTGGGCTAAGACCAAAGGTATTGTTTCGGTGCTTATGGACAATGGCGACGATGTTGTTATTGGCGATCCTGTCGGTCATATCGACAGCGGTACAGCAGTCGGTACAATCGGGCTGGTTTCAACATTCGCAACCGATATCCTTCTTGGTGTTTGTCTCTATGACAGCGCAGTAGATGAAGCCGGTTTAGTTAACCTTAATATAGCTGGAATGTAAGAAAGGAGTATTGCAATGAGTTTAATAAACCCTCCTATTATCCCCACACTGGGCAATGCTGAGTTGCAGGGAGATATTTTTTACGTTGACGGCAACAAGGTCAATGACGGTGGCGACGGCAAAAGTTGGGCATCTGCATACAAATTGCTTGCGACGGGACTGGCTGCGGCTCATACCGATATTGGCAGAAGTGCCGACAGGCAGTGGGCTGGCAGAAATACTGTCTATGTCAAAGGCGACGCCATTGAGGAAGACCTGACAAAGTTCGCTGAGAAAACCGACGTTATCGGCGTGGGAAGTACGAACCAGCACACGCACACGCGTATTGATGGAACCCATGTACTTGAGGCGACTACTGAGGACACGTATCATGGTTGCAGGTTCATCAATATTGAGTTCTATGGTTCATCTGTTGCTTCTATTGTAACTATCCCTGCAGACCAGAACGGGATTCAGTTCATTGGCTGTAAGTTTTCAGCGGTAGATGGTGCTACGTTTGGCATAACGGCAACACAGTCGCACGATATGCGAATCGTCGATTGCGTGTTTGACCCAAACACCTCTGGAGTAGGTTTTGCGACGGCGGCGATTAAGATTGCTGCCGGTAGCGTTACTAACTTCTTGTTGCAGAATTGTCGTATTCACAGTGGAGGTATCGGCCTTGACTTCGATCCCACTGATGCCCAGGCTATTAACTGTTGGGCTATCGACAATGTTATGCACACGGTAGGCATTGGAATCGACTCAGAAAACGACGAAGAGGACAATGGTTTGCTTGTGGTTGGTAACAGGATGATTACCGATGTCGATACATCGACTGTCACTAACGGCTATGACTTCAATCTTGCCAGGGCCGTTGCAAACATCATCACTGGTACTGGCGGGCCTGATACAGACGAAGTTCCATACAGGTTACAGGCGTAGCCAGAAAGGAAATTTGTTATGGCAAAAGCAAAAACGGTTAAAGCAAAAGTACCCAAACCTACGTATGTCTGCGAGAAGTGCGGCAGTATAAGTGAGGAAAAGGGGTGCGTTTGCTGTAAGAGACGTTAAGTAATCGGGGGCGTCTTCGGGCGTCCCCATATTTTAAGGAGTATATTATGGCGGGCACTCAATCAATTTCCGTCACCACAAATACAACGTTTGCCACAAACCAGAAGCGAAGTGAAGATGTTTGGGACATCGTTGCCACGTCTGTTCACGATGCAACTGGCGATGAGGCTGTAACAGAAGCAATTCTGTTCAATGGTATCATAAGGCATATAACAATAACGATACCACTTACAACCACTACTGGTACTACGTCCCAGGTACTCGTTAAAGACAATGACGACAGTACCGTTTTTGACTCTGGTGAATTAGCGGAAAACGCAACGCATAATTTTAGTGTTGACCTGCCGCTATCGGGTACGATTGACGTTAGTGTTGAACCGTCTGCTGCTGCTGGCGCGGGAGGGAATACTACGACTGTCGCGTTACGAGGTATTTAATGAAAGAGAAATATCGCAAGCAACAGATAAGCACTGTCGGACTGGTAGCCCATTACAAACTCTGGGCAGGGCTGACTACAACTGCGACTGTGTTTGATTATGCCCTGAATGGAAATGCGGGAACTGTAACCAATGCATTGCCGGCGTATCCGGGGTTTATATTCGATGGCGTGGACGATGTGATAAGTTGCGGAAGCGGAACAACGATTGATAATATCTTTGATGCTACAGGAACAATAAGTATCTGGTTGCGAAGTACTGCTAAAGGTCAAGGCGATGTGGGCATGGCTATTACTAAAGAGAAATGGTCCTTGCAATTAAATTCGGCCCAGAACTCCATGAAGTTCACTCATGTCTTCACTGGCGATGATGGCATTTGGTCTTTTGATGTTTCGGGTAGCGTGTGGGAGCATGTTGTTCTCGTATATTTTGCTGACAAATCTATTGATGTGCCAGTTGTTTATGTGAATGGCGTTGCAGTAGCTGTAGCAACAGATCAAGAGCCGGGCAGTGATACCCGTACATCGGACGCCGGCGATTCACTCGCCATTGGCGATAATGCCGCAAGTGACAGTGCGTGGGACGGCAAAATCGGAGAAGTCATGTTGTTTAATACAGAAAAACTTGCCGATGCCGCAAAAAGCATGTTTGAAATAAGCCGTTGGAGGCATGGAGTATGACGAATACAGATATTTGCAATATGGCGCTTGGCAAGATAGGGGCATCGCAGATAAAGAACCTTGCCGATACTACGGAGAACATTCCATCTGCTATACAATGTAGACTGCATTTTGAGCAGACGCGGGATTCATTGATTCGCTCACATTATTGGCGATTTGCTTCCGCAAGAGCCGAATTGACTCAAGATACCACAGATCCGGCTTTTGAATGGGACAGTCAGTTTATTCTTCCGGATGATTTCATGCGACTCAAATCTGTATGGGGTGATAATTTTACGCCAACGGGAAATACAGAGTTAAGTTTTGCCATTGAAGGGCAGCGGATTTTAACCAACGAAGCATCGGTAGATATAAGATATATAAAGAAAGTCGAAGACCCCGATGAATTTGATTCGTTGTTTGTGGAAGTGTTGGTTCTGCATTTGGCATTGAAATTGGTAGCTCCGCTTTCCGGGGCCAATCCGAAACTCCAACAGGTTCTTGTAACTGAACTTAGACTCGTTATGCCGAGAGTCAGGGCTTTAGATAGACAGGAAACTAATACTATCGGTAGAATAAACCGTAGACCGTGGGTGGAAGCAAGGATTAGTGGAGGCGGGACCGGGCTTAGACCGGCAGTTCCATAATGAGCGGAGAAGTAGCACACAATACGATTACGGGTAATACGCTATATTTCTGCCGATGGACTTCGGATGGAGATGTATTTCTGTCCGATGGTTCATCGTCTGAGGAATGGGGTACTGGCGGCAGGGATGCTGACGATTACGATGTTGCTATGGCAGAAAATGTACCGGACGGTCATTATGTAGGAGATTTTGATTCAGACGGTAACATTGTTCTCGGTTTGTATACGGTTGCTGTGTTTGTGCAAGCTGGAGCCAGTCCCGACGATGACGATTTTTCAATAGCTCAAGGCGAGATAAATTGGAGTGGAAACGCGGAAATAACACTGGGCACGTTGTCGGGCCAGGGCAGCAAAGTACTTAATGTTTACGATGAGACCTAATGATAAATATACCAATAGTGAATTTGAACGGCGGCGTAGCGACCCCTCTTATTGATGCCCGGTCCGACATTGAGAAATATAAGTCGCTGTGCCGTAAGTTGGAGAATTTCATACCGCGAATATATGGGTCGATAGAGCGTCGGCCCGGAACCCGGTTCATCAAATTAGCTAAGGAGTAATAATGAAAGTGAGAATTGGAGACAAGCTGGTAGAAGTCGAAAACGGTGTTATTAAAACAACGGCAGAGGAAATACCTCGCGGAAATGGCAGAGTCGATGTCGTTGTGAAAGTTCCCTGTTTACAAATTCAAGCAAAGAAAGTAGAGGTGTAGCATGGCTGGTTCAGGAATCTATAATCGCCTCAAGGCAAATCTAATGAACAAAGAGGTTGACTTGGAAGCAGACACGATCAATGTTGCTCTGTACGACATTAACCATGACTTTACGGCAACGGACACGGGCTACGCGACAGATAATGAATTAGCTACTACAGGCGGTTATACTCAGGGTGGACAGGCGTTGGATAATAAGGCAGTGACGGAAGCG